TTATATCGACTAAGGATGGTCATATACCAAGAGATTTAAACACTGATTACCAAAAGAATTTAAACGCGTATAACAAGAAATATCTCGATCCATTCTCACGAAGGAATAAGATAGTTATAAATGTTTCATATGATAATAACGAAACACATGAAAAAAGAAACACTTCGATAGGACAGTTAAATTTTTTCAGATGGTTTTTCAAGAATAATATTGATCAATATCTTTCAAAAGAAAAAAAGACAGTGGAAGCACATATGAAAAAAATGGAGAATGAAAATAAGAAGAGTAAAAAAAGAAAATCCACGAAGATGTATGTAGGTAGTTTTGTTATGAATTTTGATTAAATTAGTTAGTTTAAAATTCGATTCAATGAGGGTATTAGTCTATTTTCTAATTTTAAGTTTTCACCTTTTCTAGATCTTATTTCAGAAATAGTATAGTTTCTGAAAGAATTGAATAAAGAATTTGGTTCAGAAACAAATTTTTCTTCGTTACGTACTCCTTCTAATACGGACATTGCCACTTCAAGTGTGTCAAATATATTTATCAATTCTTTTCTATTCAACATCTTGTGAATGTCAACATTATCAAACTTTTTATCACTGAATTTTCTCAAAATGAGAAGTCCTGGAGTGGGCTTTAAACCCATTGCGAGTACCATTTGTATAAAAACATCTGCTGAACTTTCTGCTTCTCTGATTTCAAAAAGTAATCTGTTATAATCAGTATCTTCTGGGTTCCCGATTGTTTCAATGACTCTTCTGTATATTCTCATGAAAGAAATACTTTTATTTTTATCTCCTCTTCCTTTAAAGAACATTGTATATATATATATATACAAAAAAAAATATTTTAACTTATAAAAGTGGGGATGTGTTGGTAAGAGAGGCAAATTCAGATCCTACATCTGTTAAAACTACTTCGGCTGGTGCTCTAAGGTGGTTAGGAAGGAATATCTGAACTTCCATTCTACGTGCAAGATTTGCGAAACTTCCGGCTGCTGAAATGTTCTGCTGCATCTTTTCCGAAAATGAATACAATGAAGCAATTCCTCCAAGTACGGCAATTGCCGACGTGAAGGCCGCAACAGCATACTTCAAGTCTTGAGATTCATCTTCAGGATTACAGGCTTCTCCGGCACTGAAGAATGACAATGCTGTGCCAACTGTTCCAATTATTAGTGATGGGATACTGAGTTGTCTATGCTTCCTCCTTGCAGTTCGGGCTGCGTTTGCATGTTTCTCTGATGACTTAACGCACGCAGTTCTCCATGCTTCCAATAAATTCATAGTGCTTTCAGTCCAGTCGTTGGGAAAGACGGCTTCCTTTGCGAAGACAGATAGTCTGGCATTGGTATCTACATCAAGACCTCTATTAACAAATCCACTCTTGCTTTTTTCAAGCTTGGCTTTCTTAAATAGATCGTTTTTTACTTCTGCTTGTTTAATTATATCATCTCCGTATACCTGAGCGAAGATGTCCTTGGCACTCTTATTTTCAATGTCTACGGTTTTCATTGGTTCAGTCATTTCAGTCTTAGTTTCTTCCATGGTTTGTTTATATAAATAATATATAAAAAAAAAGTTGGGATATTTACAATTAAGAGTTTTGGGATATTTCGATAAGTAAAAAAAAATATTACATGACATTATTATGGCTTTTTTGTTATCTATTGTTTTTGGATCACTTATTGGTCTTGCTTTTGTAACGACTTTCGTACGATTCTCTCTATTCTCGTATGAAATGTTTCATGGATTTATGAATTTTTCAATGCAAATGCAAAGATTATAATGAATCTTGAGTAAATATTTATATTTATTAACAAATAAAATATAAATTATTAATTATATATGATTTTTTCACTTATTTGTTTTTTATTGTCATTTGTTTCGATAATAAAAGTATTATTCCTTGAAATTCGATTGAATAAGGAATTAGACACAAATAATAAATTAAATTCTATATTGTGTAGCTTGAATTCTCTCAATTTAAGAATTAATAATAATCAAATTATACATTCTCCTTTTAACGAATCGTTACCTTCTTTACCTTCATTTGAAACAATTGAGGATATATTTTAAATATTAAAAATCAAAAAATTTAGGTCTTACAATTATATTATCAGCTATTGCTTCAAGTACATGTAAAAGCCTGTCTTGGTCATTTTTGTTATTCTGAGTAATCATAAGATTTTCAGTTTCTAAAGAACAGATTAAATCATTATTCTTTGTAATTAATTTTTGTATATCTTTACTACATGTACATTTCATGCTAGACTTAATTATGATACAAATAAGAAGCATTATTAATATAAACCCTATTCCCAAAATCTCGCCTATTATGATGGAGATTGGATCATTTAATTCACACGTTTTTATTTGTCTGTTCCACATATTGTTATTTATTAACATTTATATTTTATTTTTTGAATATTGACTTAATTCTAGATTTTAGTGTTTTATTTCTAATTTCAAAATTATTCTCAAATATTTTGTTAAATATAACAAATAGATTTTCTTTGTGTAATTTATAAGGTCCACGCATACATGACCAGACTAGACCTTCTGAATTTTTTACATGAGTGTTTGCAAGATGAGCATCTTCATCGACAAGACTAAATTTACCTAAACCAAGAAGAGTTAATAACCAATGTAAAGGAATTGAAGTTGCATCTGCCGTTTTATGTGCAAAATATATAGAAGTGAGTTTAAGTGAGCCTGGAAAAATAGTATTCAAAACTCTTAAAGCCACATTTCCTTTACACATCTCTATGTCAGAGTCAAATGCACCAGGAATTTTTTTTTCTAGTTCACTGATTTGATCACATGTTTTGTTTCTTACATCTTCACTATTTAACATTTCAAATAAAGATGGAATTGATACTTCTACGTGTACCGTATATGGCTTTGAAACACTCTGTTGTAGGAAAAGTTCTCTCACAAAAGGACATATTACGTGAAGTTTTTTTGTATCTATTTTTTTATCCAAATTAGAAATAACATTATTCAATTGATTACCACTGTATATAGAATCTTCAACTATACAAAAAATTGTATTAGGTGTAATATTTTTAGGATTAATTGAAATCCAATTTTCGCACGTAAACCCAATAGTTCTTCTCCTCAATTCATCACTCATCATTAAAGACAGTAATGTAAAAAAGAATGAAGATTTCTCATGACATGCGTTGTTTTTAGTAGATGAACTCTGTTCCCTATGAAGTATAAATATTATACTTTCATTTCTTGATGTTGAACTTAAAAATTTATTTATAGAAAGTAGTAAATTTTTCTTTGTTTCATCCCAATTATAAAAAGAAAACGAATTGAACAGTAATAAAGCTATAGATCTTTCTAATTTATCGTCGAATCTATTTGTTATGTTTTCTACTACCGTTGATTGGATATCAAAAATTTCTCTTCCACATATTTGTATGTCTTTTTCTATTTCTCCAATAACCGATCGTATTTCTGGTGTAATGTCAAACATCTTTTATATATACTAAATATTAAAATAAAAATATGGATGATATTGTCGATGAAGAAATACCAGTTCCAATTCCAAATGTTGTATATCTAACATTTTCTAAATCACACGGAATTATGCCAGGCCTCGTTAAACATGGATTTATAGACATAGATTTCTTCATGGACCAAGAAATTATACCAGATTGTGTTCATGCATATATACATCAAAAATATATAAAATATAAAACACATGATGGAAAAGAATATGAGATGGAATTTGACTATCAAGGAACTAGCTGGAATCTATATAACATGTGCAAAAGCATGGATGAAATCCATGGGGCTTTTTGCGTGCATATGACGATAGATGTACATTTTGGAGAATATGAATAATTACATATAAAAAATGTTTATGAATTGAAATACTTCGTTTACGTTCCGTATTGTTCGTATTTTGTCATAAAGAGTGAATTTAACATGTAGAATATAAATTTACTATTAAAATTAAATAAATCACCATTGCACCATACTTTTTTGGTTTCGTTTTTTTTTCATTTTACGACTTTGCTTTTATCTTATGATGGTCTTCTCCAGATAAATCCACCTGCAGAACTCCCTTGTGATATAGAACTACGTATGCTACTACCACAAACACCTAACTCATCCATGGCTTCCTTCGTCGAAATAAATTCTTTGATAAAATTCCCTTTTATATCATATTGCCATACTTTTGGGGTTTTGCGTTTTTTTCGTTTTACGACTTTGCTTTTATCATCTGATGGTCTTCTCCAGAGAAATCCACCTGCAGAACCCTCTTTTAATATAGCTTTTTGTATATTACCACTACCTAACTCATCTTTGGCTTCCTTAACCGAATTAAATTCTTTGATAAAATTCCCTTTTAGATCATATTGCCATACTTTTTGGGTTTGTATTTTTCTTCTTTTTACGACGACTTTGCTTTTATCGTCTGATGGTCTTCTCCAGATAAATCCACCTGCAGACCCCCCTTTTAATATAGCATCTTTTATATTACCTTTACCTAACTCATCTTTGGCCTCCTTAACCGAATTAAATTCTTTGATAAAATTTCCATTTAGATCATATTGCCATACTTTTTTTATTTCGCGTATTTTTTGTTTTACGACTTTGATTTTATCGTCTGATGGTCTTCTCCATATAAATCCACCTGCATAACCCCCTTTTGCTATAGCCACTCGTATATTAGTACCTAACTCATCTTTTACTTCCTTCGATGAATTAAATTCTTTGATAAAATTTCCTTTTAGATCATATTGCCATACTTTTTTTATTTTGCGTTTTATGACTACTTTGGTTTTGCGTATTCGTATTTTTCTTCGTTTTACGACGATTTTGCTTTTATCGTCTGATGGTCTTCTCCAGAGAAATCCATATAAAGCACAATCTTTTGATATAGCCTTGGATATGTTACGATAACCTAACTCATCTTTGGCCTCCTTCACCGAATTAAATTCTTTTATAAAATTTCCATTTAGATCATATTGCCATACTTTTTTGGTTTCTTGTTTAATGAGGCCATTTTCGTGAGCGTGTTGTATATTCTCCGAATTAGAACAGAATTCCAAATTATCAACACTAGGATTATATACATATCCATCGATATGATTTACAAGATCTTTCCCATCTACAATAGGAATAAATGTTAGTGACACCAGGCGATGGGAAAAGTATTGTTTTTTTCTGATACTATGACATGGATAATCAGGTCCATATGGAGATTTGACTTTATTCCTTTTAGTGAGAATCCTACCAAGTGTAGAAATTTTATATCCGGTAGAACCATGTACATGAACTGGATCGATGTCTTTCCATTCCTCGCTCTTAATAGTACGCAGTTTATCAAATTCCCAAGAGAATCCTATTGCAGTTTTTATACAAGGATAAATCGTTTCAATCGATGATCTTATTTCATGATCTTCTGCTACTGTGTATATTTCAGACATTGATTTTTTTTGATGGGATGAAGCAGCTGCTTCTCGTATCGTTGAAAACATTTCTAACCTTTCTC